TCGTCCGAGGACTATCTCGTGACGGATCACCTTGTCGGGCTTGGGCTTAGGCACCAGGCATCACCGGCCAATTGTCTGCTGCGTCATTGGCTGTTTCATGGTCCTGTGGGAGATCGCGGAGGGACTGTCGGTAGTCCTTCCATGCTTGGCTCATCGTGCGGTCCTTGACGGCTCGCCAGTCTGAATCTGCTAGAGCTGCGTTCCTCGCCTGTCGCACCTCGGACCAAGTCACATCCCGTGCGTGAACGACATCATCACGGTCATCGGCAAAGTGTTCAGTGATTGTTCTAAGCATACTTGAAACTCCATATTGGCAAATTCTTGTCATTAACTGCGGTCAATTGTGAATCAGTAATTGTCGAGGGTAGATCGTAGTTTGTACCGCCGTTGTTGTAGAGTGTCGTATAACCGGTGCCCGGATAGTGCGTGATACCTAGTTCTAGGTAGAGCGCGACCGCTGCGCCTGATATCGCGGGCTTCGCGGACCCTTCGGGAGCGAACGCGATCCAATAGGTATCGCCAGCGGTCAGAGTGGGGGTAGTTGTCCAAGAGCTCGACGTGTAGAGATCACCACCACCGTTGACATCCATTGAGATGGCACCGACCAAGGTTCCCGGCAAACCGTTGGTGGTTGAATAGATGGCAACCTTGCAATCATCCTTCGATGTATTCGTTGCAGAGGTTCGGAGTGTGAAATCTCCCATCGCTCCCGACTTGGGGGCCACGAAGCGACTGAACAACGCCTTGTCCTCCATAGTAGCGGAAGCCACCGCATCCCCGAAGGTTCGATCTACGCTGTAGGGAACGAATCGGTTGTAGGTTGTCAACTGTGAAGCGTCTATGGGTTCCAGGGCGTACTGAGTGGAGGTAGCTGATGTGAGCAACCCGTTCCATTCCCCCTTGACGGATAGACGGGCCAGATTGACCAATACTAGCTTCCTGAGCTCGTCCTCGTTCAGGTTCTCGATAGAAATGGGGTCGCCTACTGATTTCAGAGTCGCTTGACTGACGTTCTCTAGGTCTTGGTTCTGCAATAGGGGGTATATCCTACGCGATCTCTCGGAGTCTGGCAGTGGTGTCATTACAATAACCCGTTCCATTCGCCGGCGCAAGTGAGTCGTGCCAAATTTATCAAGACGATTCTCCTGAGCTCGTCCTCGTTCATGTCCTCGATGGCTATGGGTTGACCCACTGGCGCGAACTGATCGAAGGAAAGGGAGAGGTTCTTGTTCTGCAACAGGGGATATACCCTCTTGGACTTGGTCGCATCAGGCAGTGGCATTCACATCAGCCCCAGGAATAACCACATCAGACCATCCAATTGAACGGGTTGTTGTGATCGAGCGAGAGGGGGAACGTAGGGAATCCCGTAGTCCTTGAAGTATTCAGTCTTAGTGACATCGAAGGGCATATTCTGATTTGGCCCTGTTTGCTGACCGGCACGATCAAAGTCGGAGGATATCATGCAATCACTTTCACTTCAACTGGTTGGTTCGCATTTTGGCGATCCTCTCAAACGCTTCCATGTCCTTCATGCTGATGTAACCAGCCATGAACAACTTGCGTCCCTTTTCAACGATTTCCTTGAGTCTCTTTCGGCCTTGGGCCTTGCTCATCTTCATCTGATCACATCATGCGTTTGTTAGGAACTGCGCCTTGAAATTCAAGTTCACGGGTACGTTGTACGCTGGGACGAATTGCGGTTGTTCCTTGGCAGGGTTCGACACTGGGCAAGCTCCCACGACGTTGCCCAGGGCATCGACGACGTAGAAGCCGCTTGTCTCGATCTTGGCTCCATCGACGGAGGTTCCTGCGAACTTGATTATTCGCTGGCCTTGAAGTGTGTCCCCGATGGAGTTGCCAGTCTGGAGATCGACCAGCTCGTTGGTCGCCGCGCCGGTTGGCGTCACTGTGAAGATCCTAGAGACTCCCGAGGCTGTGTATGCCCACATGGCTGCCTCTCGATCTGCGGCGGTGTTGTTCATCACGCGCACCTTGTCGCCCGCTTTCAGTTGGTAGGGAGCGCATAGAGGGGGGACGTCCTGCTGGACTCCCTTGACTCCGCCGGGAATGACCGCTGCGATCAGTCCTTGTGATAGGATGTATGCGTAGGCGAAGCCGTTGTCGCATCCTACGAAGCCAGCCGTGACGACCTTGCCGGGTGCGTAGTCGCCTACGTTCTGTGCGCTGACGGTGTAGACTGTGTCAGTGGTGAGATCAGCCTCCGTTCCCTCGGCAATATCTAGCTTGAGGGGGATTGTGGTGCCATCTGAGCAGGTTAGTGATCCGTTGACTGTATTTGTCGCCATATTTCATCACCTACCTACAAGGACACTCCAAGTCCCAATGGTCGAATCACCTTGTTCGCCTCTCTGAATGGCTTTGACATGACCTTGCGGAATATCTTGGCCCCTGCGTTGAATGTTATGGCCTGAATCATCATTGCCGCCGCGTTTGCAGACACGTTGGAATTCATCTGTGAGAAGGCCGCGCTCGGGTTCTGTAGGATGTCCCCTAGTGATATCGCACCAGCACCAGTCAGGGAGCCGCTTGTCGTGTAACCTATGTCAGCCTTCCCTGTGATCATACCATACGGGGAGGTTCCCGCAATCCCTTGCGTTAGTATCGCTAGATTTCCATAGCCGACGGCCATGGAGTATAGCGACTTAGTCCTAGGCGATCTGCGCCTCTTTGCTTTCGACCTTCTACGAGCCATAGATCACCCGGGGGCGCACTTCGCTATTCAACATTCGGAAGGAACTGCCCGGTGGGGGCACGTTGGGGGGTGCCTTCGTTCATTTTTCCAATTAGCATCTGCGCAATTGCAGCCTGCAACGGGTTTGGTTGCTCGATCCCCTCGATGCCACCCTCCTGGATCACCTTCTGGATAGCTCCGGCCAGCTTCTCGTCCAGTTCTGCGAACAGTTCCAGGAGCAAACCTATGCCACGGGATGCGAGAAACGCCATGAACGCTAAGTTGACTCCCTGCACAGCCAAAATGGTGAGAATAAGCATGATCTCCAACTCCATTCCCCACACCTCCGCGACGCCCCTCCGAAAGCACCCCCATTCATCAAATTATGCGTCCCTGATCATGACCCGGCCCGCGTGGGGGGGTGAATCCCCCCCGGACGGGGGCCAATCTTGATGTACCGCGAGGATTAGGGAGGGCATACCGCCTCACGTTGCACGCTATCGCGCAATCCAGACCAACCGCGTGCCGTCGGCGGCCCTGATCGGGCCACGACGCCGCCCGATTTTTGCCCGACTGCTGATATTATGGGAAATTAGGCCAGTTTCATTAATAATGTCTATAAGCAACCTCGGACTCGGAGGATCATGGCACGATATGGAATCAAGACGAAGAGCCCGCTCATCTTCTGCGGCCAGTGGAAGCACGGGCAACATAAGGACGGATGTGGAAAGACGAGCGCGGAGGTTGACCTCTGGATGTGTTCACATCCACATTGGTTGTGCAGGGCATGCTTGTCCAAGGTTGAAAGCGAGTTGGCATGATGGGCAGTAGATCGTTCAACGCATGGGAGTCCGTCAGCAAGATACTCGACGGCATCCCTGACGGTCGCTACGCATGGAGGCACAAGCACCTCCCAGTGTCGGTGACAGTAAGGGAGATGATCGGGGAGAAGGTCGTCGGGACGCCTTGGAGCAGCCGAAGCAAATTCATCAATGAGGCCATCCTCCACTACTACCGGACCGAGAGGGTAGAGGGAATGTCATGCTCCGACGCAGCTCTAGCGATCAAGGCGCATGAGAGCAGGGTTCAGGAGCTTGAGGAAGAGTTGAAGGGCTATCAAGGAGTGAGAGGATTATGGCGCGTAATACGTGGATGAGAATAATGGAGATGGCATTCGGCCTCTTGAATGAGATCGATGTGGCATTGAACGAGGTTGACGAGGAACCCCCTGTCCAGGAAGACGGCCAGCAGAATGTTGACGATGACGATCCGTTGACCCTCTGGGGCCTGAGCGATCAGGACATAGGCGATGTGATCCATGAGACGGAGACTCTTCACATCATAGACATCTGCACAAGATGCGGTGATGTGTTGGAAGCGTGTGGGTGTTATTGATGCCGGAGCACCCTGATTCTGTTTGGTTACATTGTGTGAACCCAATTTGTATATCTGAAGATAATGAGGATGAATATTGGATCTGTGGCGGTTGTCCTGTTTGTGAGGAGGAAGAGGAATGAAGGATTTGTGGCGGGATTCCTGTTGCGAATGCGATTGCCGGCTGCAATGGGTCGGAGGCAATCGTTGGGAATGCGGGTGTGAAGAGGAATGATAGATCTATTATGCGCACGACCTGGTTGCAGCACTAGAATTGAGGTTGGTTATGTCAGGACGACTAGACAATGCGCTCGTTGTCTTCGTATCCATGGTCAATGGAGGAAGGGACAGGAATGACCACGAAGGACTTGATACGCCGTCATCGGATCATGAAGAAACTCAGGCAGATAAAGAGGCGTTTACCCCCTACTTGAAGGGTCATTTTTTTTTCGACCCCTCAAATCAGGCTAGTTTGAGGGCGTTATTCGTCCGGTGTCAGGAGTCCTCGTTGGAAGTCTCCGATCCCCTCAAGGAACCTGAGAATGTCGCCTGCGATCCCCGGGGTGTAGTCAGACACTCTCGGACCGCTACCGGGAATAGCGGCAACGCCCTGGGCCTTTTGCTGTCTCCAGAAAGTGGCGATGTCCGTATAGAGATCGCTGACATCATTGGGGGTTGGAATCCCTGTCTCCTTCCCTGTCACGATTTCGTAGATCGTGACAATGGCATACAGCGCGGAAGCGTCACTCAGAAGAGCGACCAACGGAGTCATTAGATTCTTCGCGCTGACCGTAGCGAAGAACGGTTCAATCATATCCCTCTCGGATCGTCCGAGGACTATCTCGTGACGGATCACCTTGTCGGGCTTGGGCTTAGGCACCAGGCATCACCGGCCAATTGTCTGCTGCGTCATTGGCTGTTTCATGGTCCTGTGGGAGATCGCGGAGGG